TTTAACTTGGCTATTTATTCAGGTGGAACTTCTGCTGGTTACATTGTAGAACGTTTTAGCGATCTTACATTACTTGCAACAGAATCATCATATGCGCCTACTATTATTAACGCTTCGTCTAACTACGTAATTGCTACTGATTCTAACGCAGCTAACCACACCGCAGTTAACTTTGCTACTACAAATACTCCTGTTACAACAGCGTTAGTATCTCAAACAGCTACTTCAACGGGCGCACTTGGTGCAAGCACTTTGGTTAACTTAACTAGCACTAGCTCTAGCATTAATGCGGGTATGAACGTTGCTGGTAATGGTATCACTTCTGGAACTACTGTTTCTAGTTATGGTGTTGCTGCGGTTATTATTGCGCAAACTGTTAGCTATTCTGCTCCAAACATTACATTGTCTACTGCTAGCAATCACAATATTGCTGTAGGTGCAACTGTAGTTGTTTCTGGCGTTACTCCAACAGGTTACAACGGTACTTTCACAGCTCAAACCGGTACGACTGGTACAACATTGGTAATTAACGTGGGCTCAAACCCAGGTGCAATTACTGCCCTTGGAACAGTTACTTCTAATACTGCGGTTTTAAGCGCATCAATGACGGTACCTGCAAACACTTCTTTAACATTTACAAATGCCGCCCTTACCGGTGGTAGCGATGGTTCTACTGTAACCAACACTGCTGTAGCAGCTACTAGTGCTACTGCAAAGTTGGATGCCATTAACCAGCCTATTTTGCTAAATGCTTCTGGTGTTACTGAAGCAGCTAACGTAAACGCGCTTCTTACATACGCGTATAACCGTGGTGATGTTTTTGTAATAATTGACCCTACACAAGCTACTCTAGATGTGACAAGTCAACTTACTTTGGCTAACTCATACACAGGTGGTTCTGCTGGTTCTGCGGCTCTTGGTTATGGTGCGGTTTACTATCCCAACCTAACAATTCCAAACCCTACATCCAGCAGCCCTGGCGCAATTACTACTGCTTATCCTGGTGGAGCGATTGCTGCTAAGTATGCTACAACCGATAGCTCACGTGGTGTCTTTAAGTCACCTGCTGGTCTAGAAGCTCGTTTGTCTGGTGTTGTATCAGTTACTACTTTGACAAACAACGAATTGGATTACCTAAACAACGGAACAACTAATCCTAATACGTTTGCTACTGCTACTCCTGTGAACGCTATTCGTTATATCCCAGGTTCTGGAATCGTAGTAATGGGTGCTCGTACACTTAGCAGCACATACAGCAACCGCTATATTTCAGTACGTAGAAGCCTTATTTACTTACGTAAGACCCTGACAGATTCAACAGCTTTTGCTTTATTTGAGTCAAACGACGAGCGCCTATGGAACCGTCTACAGACCACTTGTGAAGCAATCCTAATTAACTTCTGGCAATCCGGAGGTCTAAAAGGAACTACAGCATTGGACGCTTTCTACGTAAAATCCGATAGCTCCATCAACACCGTATCTAGCATTGCTGCTGGTGAGGTTCACTTAGAAATCGGTGTAGCACTTCAGCGTCCTGCTGAATTTGTGGTAATCCGTATTAGCCAGTACGACAGTGGTTCTGTTGTAACAGTCCTGTAGGAGGAAAAATAAATGGCACAGAGCGCAATTTCACGCTTTTCAAAACTACAAACTGACCCTTTAAGAAACTTTAGGTTCATTGTTGATTTCCGTATAAATGGAGATACTGGTGTACCAGGTTCATCTGCTGCCGGTGTAAACAGCTTCTTGAAGTTCAAGGGCGGGTTTACATCTGTATCAGGTCTAGGTATGACTATTGATGGAATTAGTTACCGTGAAGGTGGTATGAATACATCTTTGCACCAGCTTCCTGGTCGTGTTACTTTCCAGCCAATTACTCTTTCACGTGGTGTAATCCTAGGTCAGAGCGAAGGTATCAACTGGTTTAAGCAGTTGTTTGCTGCTAGCTCTGGTGAAGGTATTGCCGGAGTAGATGGTTCATCATTCCGCTGTGACATGGATATCTACGTACTAGACCACCCAGCTACTGGTGCTCCTGCTATTAGCGCCTCAGACATCATTAATAAGTCTTCTTACAAGATGAAGTTTATTGTGCACAACGCATGGATTTCAGGCCTTAGCTATTCAGACCTAAGCGCTTCTGACAACTCATTGATGTATGAAACTATGACTTTGGTTCACGAAGGTCTATCAGTTCAGCTAGCTAACTTTGGTTCAAACGTATCAGCTACACTAACGTAATTTAACATTTAAAATCTGATAAAATAGCTATATCTAATTAGGAGTACAACATGGCAAACAATATCTCTAACGACCCAAACCTTATTTCCCAGTACGCACAGGATTTGGAAAAAGGTCCAGAGGCCGAAATTAAAACCGTTGCACCGTCAAACTCGAATGTAATTCTTCCGGGTGGGTTCTTGGCTAAGGATGGTTCTTTGATTAAATATGGTGAAGTTCGTGAGTTAAACGGCATGGATGAAGAAGCTGTATCAAAGGCCGGTTCTGCCGGTAAAGCACTTGCTGCAATGTTGCAGCGAGGCGTAATTTCTATTGGAGCTAACGCAGTAGATAAGGCAGACCTTGACCAATTATTGAGCGGTGACCGAGACGCTTTGTTGATTGGTATTCGTCGAGTTACTTTTGGCGATACCGTTGACTATGAGTTCCCTTGCCCACACTGTAACACTGATTTAGAAGTAGCTGTTGATTTGGTTAAAGATGTCCCTGTCAGGGAGCTTGAAGACCCAATCAATGACAGAACTTTTACATACATGTCTAAAAAGCATGGAGCAATTGTAGTAGGTCTTCCTACTGGGGCTGCTCAAAGGAAACTTGTTGAAAACTCTGATAAGACAAACTCAGAGCTCAACACCATTTTACTCGCTTCATGTCTCAAATCAATAAACGGTGAGCCATCATTAGGTGCTAGCACTGCCCTTACATTAGGTATGGCTGACCGTGACGGTGTGATTAATGAGATTATTAAGCGTAACCCGGGCCCACGCCTCGGGGAGGTGAAGACGACTTGCGAGGCTTGTGGTGAGGATATCCCTCTTCCACTGTCGTTAGCTGACTTGTTTCGTCTATAAAGAAAAAGATTACGAACAACTACTCGACCAATATGAAGCACTATCTAGAACATTTCCCGGCTGGACGCTGTCTGACATCAGAAGTTTGTCCGTAAGAGAACGTAGAAATTGGCTGTCTAGGGCAGCCCGTAAATAAAGGTAGAACATGGCGGCGAGTGTAAAAAGCTCTTTTGGTTTAGGCGGAGGTACATCTAAAACCCGCCTAGTCGCTGATCTTAACGACGAATATAAAAAGCTTAATATTACCCTTAAAGAAACTGAAAAGTTATCTAAAAGCATTGCTGGTAATTTACAAAACTCTGGTAAAAAACGTCGTGGTGGCGGTGCTTCTTCTATGTCGGAACCTAGTGAGCCGCCAGAGCCAGGAGAGCCGGGTGGACCGGGTGGACCGGGTGGCCCAAGAGGCGCTAGCGCTTCTGGTTCTAGTGCGAGTAGTTTTTCTTCTGCCGTAAAATCAATGGCGGGTGCGGCTCTTACTGCTCTTGCTACGGGTGTTGATGGTGAGCAATATATAACCAACGATATAGCCCGTCGTCGTTTTGGTTTCTTCCAAGGGTCGTATAGTAGAAAAAATGATAATATTGGTACCATAGGTGGAGGTTTTGCGTTTGCCTCTATGTCTAGCCGTGGTACTCCAATTAGCGCTATGGACGCCGCTAATGCGACTATGGCCGGTAACTCTATGGGCCTTATGTCTGGCCTTAAAAACTATAACACCATTATTAACAGCACAGCTGGTATTTCTAACGTAATGCCGGGTATTGGTCTTGAAGGTGGTATGAACGCGGTAAGCGCCCTTAACCAAGGCTCAAGTATTAATAAGCTTCGTATGATTGGTATTAACGTACGTGACCAAAATGGTTTTATGCGCAACGTTGAAGACATTGCACGCGATCTTTGGCGTTCACTAAATGGCAGTAAATCTGGAACTGCACGAATTACTGAAGCTGATTTATCATACTCTTTGCAAGCAGGTAACTCAGTGGCCATGTTGCTTGACCAGTATTTCGGAACAGATGCTGTTCTTAAACAATCCGTTATTTCTTATTTGTTTCAATTTGCTAAAAATAATGGTGCAAAAGTTGGCGGCGGTTATCAAACCGAAGCGGGTAAAAAAGAACTTCTTACTACCGGCGCTAACCCGGGTATTACTCAAAGTATTGGTCGTAGAAATGCCGCAGGTAGTGCAAACGTAAACGCCTATACAACAGGTGGTGTTTTAGGTATTCAAGGCGCTAATGATTTAATTACAAGTTTTACTACAATGGCTACAGCAATGATGCCTTTAATGGAAAGTTTAGTTACAGCAACCACGTTTAGCCAAACTCTAGGTGGAGCAGGTAATGGCACCGGAGGTATCCTTATTAAAGGACTTATTGATGCAACTAAAGGCGCTGCTGATGTTTCTCTGGAAGGAATTAAAGCAATTAAATATGTTGCTTTAGCCGCAGCTCTTGCTTTAGGTGTGGGAGCTATATCTAGAAACGTTACGCAACAACGTGATGAGCAATGGTACAAGGACATTATGTCTGGTAAGAGCACTCCTGATAGCGGAACTTCTGCTTGGGCAGGTAGCGGTTGGGACGTAGGAATTTTAGGTAGTTTGATGCTTAATCAAAACTACGACAACAGCTCGAATGGCACTAACGGAATGACCCCCAACGGAACTTCAGGTACGGGTAATAACGGATTTCCTGGAGGAAGCCCTACTGGCGGGGGTGGCGGTGGAAACACAATTATTCCTAAACCTAAAAAAGAAACTCATGATTCTTCCGAATTAAGAAATCAAAAACTTCATCCTAAAGGATTTAAACAGTCTAACGACAGCATTTTAGGGTGGGCTGGAAAAGTACTAAAAGGCATGGGCGCTCCGGTAACTAAATCAAATTTAGCTGCTATGGTATCTTGGGCTTCCTCAGAAAGCTCTTCTGGTAATAACTATCAAGGTTGGAATAACCCGTTAAACACTACTCGTTCTGACGGTAATTCAATTGCTAAAAATTATGCTGGCTGGTCATTATCAAATCCAAATGGCGGTGTGCAAGAATTTGCTAATGAAGATGCCGGAATTGCGGCGACTATTGCAACTTTGCAACAAGATAATTTTAAAGATATTGCTACTGTGCTTAAAAAAGATAAAGGCCTTGAAGCATTAAATGTAGCTGTAAAAGCTGATGAATGGGGAACTAAAGAAATAGGTATTGCTAGAAATATTACTATTAATGTTAATGGTGCTCAAGATACCGTAGGAATTGTAGAAGCTATTAAACAATATTTAGCTGATGAAGCAATTAAAGATGAGGCTAGAGGCTCAGGAGGAAGACACTAATGGCGGGAAATACTAGCAGCTCAGCAAGCGCAAGGTCTATGGGCTACATTACAAGCACTAATGCTAATAACACTATTGTAAACGTATATGTAGATAGCTCATCTTATGTTGTAGGGGATACCTCTACAACTTTGCCAGCGTCAGTTAATTATGAAGTTAGCCCTGGAATTACTACTTCATTAAAGAAAAGTTATAAGTATGTTCCGACTGTGCCAAACGCATCTGGCAAATTCTTTTTTGATTCAGTCACTCCTGGCTTATCTACTAAAGATGGAACATCTATTCAAACTATTGGTTCGCCTATTAAACTTACTAAAGGTAATGGGTCAATTACTCCTTCTATAACTTATGGAGATATTACAAAAGTAATCCCTAGATTTGACCAAAAAGTAAATGCTACCTCTGACAATAAGTTTAACGTTAAGGTTCCTGTAGCTCCAGCAAATCCTGGGGAATACCAGTGGAACTTGCCGCCACACAAATGGAGTATGCCTAGATTTGCTAGCTCAGACCCTAATAACATGCCTCCTGAAAACCACAAGCCTGCTTCAGATGACCGCTATCGCAGAGGCCGTATTTGGTGGAGAGCCACAGACAATTCTTTGAGCACTATCGATGGCAACGGTAAAACTACAAAAATTGATAATGCTGACCGTAAATATGGCTTTCAGTTTTTGTGGAACCCTACAAGTTTTGGTACAAGCGTATCTGTTCAAATGGATGCTACGCCAAACGTTAATGACCGTTTCCTAGGTCAAGTAGGTGCGTTTCCTGCTACTGAATCTATATCATTTACTATTGAAGTTAATCGTATAAATGACTTTGCTTGTGCAAACGCTTTATTTAAACGCCCTAGTAATATTGGTAGTGCGCTAGGTAATCCTGGAACTAATAACTTTATTACAGAAGCTGATGTGGCTAATTTTGTTCCTTACTACTCAAACAATGGAAGTTTTACTGCATCTTTGCTTAGAAATGGGCGTTTAAAAACTGTTGAAAAAAAGCTTGTTGATTTATTTCAACGTGGAACTTTAGCGGATATTGAATATCTATATACTGCTATCAATGGCCCAGGTCCTGGAAGCACCGCAGCTGGAGGAGATTACTGGAAGAATGGCCGTGGTATAATTACTGCTGACATTGGTTTCTTAATGCCTACACTATTAAATATTGATATAGGTCCATTATCTTATTTAGGTTATGTAACTAACATGGCTGTTACACATACTATGTTTACTCAAGATATGATTCCAATTCAAAGTACAGTGCAAGTTGCGTTTAATCTATTGGCTACTGCTGGTCTTACTACCGCTAGTGCTGGTATTAGCAGTGATATTAGCAATACTGGTGGTTCTGGAGGCCAAGGTTATTCTGGCGGCGGTAGCGGCGGCGGCGGCGGAGGAGGACTTTAAAATGGCAGCACCATCTAATGATTCAAGATACTATGACTCTACAGTAGATTACTTTGCTACAAAACCTACTGGTGAAAACGCGCCAGTCTTATTCTATGATTTTAGCGAATTTGGTGCACTGAACTATATTGATTACGAATGGAAAAACGGTGACCGCTTGGATAACTTAGCCACTAAGTTTTTCTTGTTTCCTACTCGTTGGTGGATTATTGCTGAGTTTAACCCTAAGATTTCAGACTGGTTAAACGTACCTGCTGGCACAAACATTAGGATTCCACGTGTCTAATTACGTTACCGTTAACTTTCCAACTAGTGCTATACAACCTAAAAGGGTGTATAGAGTGAGCCTTACTCAAGAAATTTTTGCTCATGACTACGCAACTGTTGAATTTAGAGACTGGAACTTAGACCCGTTAAACATTAAACCTGGTTCTTTGATGATACTTACCATTAAAGATAAAGACTATCACGGTTATGTGCATGATTTACAAGGCAATCAGTCTGCTACTAAAAGCTTTACAAAAGTAGGTTTTATTGGCGCATCATATGTTATGAAACAGGCTAGCCAAAAAATTTATCAAAACATGTCTGCCGATCAAATAGTTGCTGAAATAGCTAAGAAATATAATTTTGCATATAAGGTTACGCCACACCCACGTATCTATGACCAACTAGCTCAAGCTGGAATGACTGACTGGGAATTTATGGTTCGCCTTGCTAAACAGTCTGGTTACTTTTTAAGAGCTGAAAACACTGAAATTTATTTTCAACCACTTACTGAGGACTTTACTAATCTTATTACAGAAGCTGTAAGTTTTCAAAAAGCTGATGGTGGGTTTAAACCTACAAATCCTATTTACTCATTTAAAACTGTTATTAGCGAAACTTTAAGACAGTTTGGGTTTAAAAAAGCTGCAACTTCAGTAGCGGGTGTAAACCCTGTTACTGGTCAAGAATTTAAGATAACTACGCAAACTTCATTTAACCCTAGTCGCCAATTTTCTAATCAAGAGTTTTTTGATGACCATGCTACGGGTGTAGTGGCTAATGATTATCAGACAGCTAATCAATTAGCAAAAGCTTCTGATGAGTACAGCAGATTTCCTTACGCCGCTAAAGTGCAGACAATTGGTGTGTCTTCTATGCGCCCATGTTTACCTGTATACCTTAAAAATGTTGGCGCAGAATACTCTGGCTATTGGACAGTACTTAGTGTTACCCATGAAGTTGTTGAAGATAACTTAAACCAGCAAATGTATACTTGTGAGTTAATGGTAGCATCTGACTCTCTTGGTAGGGCATCTGACATTAGAATACCTGAAGTACCTTCTGTCAACCCAACAAGAAGACTTATCCCAAATCAAAGAAATACTAACGTTAAACCTAAAACAATTATAAATCTGCCTACAATTACTACTAAACGTTATCAGCAAACGGAGCTTGTAAATAGAATTAACCGAGCTGCTCAGACCGGACCTTTTGTGGCCACTTCTCGTTGGGGCTCCACTCACCGTGATTTAAATTATAAAATAGTAGATGAACGTATGCCCGAAGCTGTATGGGCAAAATTGAGGTCTAATGCAATCTGATATTAAATACCAAGGAATTTATCGCGGCATAGTAGTAGCTACTAATGACCCTGAAAACCTAGGCAGAATTACTGTAAGAGTCCCACAAGTTTTTGGTACTGAAGTTACTAATTGGGCTTGGCCTATTAGAAAAAATGATACTGTAGTGTCTGAAAATTTATGTTGGATTATGTTTGAAGGCGGAGACCCCGATTTCCCATTATGGTTAGGAACATTCTAATGGCAATTAATGTAATAAATTACCCATTTTCTTTAAGCAAAAACATTGCTGGCACTTATATTAATACGGTTGCAGCTACTACCGACCCTAAGAAAATATGGCAGCAACGAGTGTTGTTAGTATTAGGAACTAGGCCAGGAGAACGCTTAATGCGCCCTGATTTTGGTAGTAATTTGCATACTGTTGTATTTGAACCAGAAGCTACGGCTGGTCAAATAGCCAAAGACAGCATTACTCAAACTTTTACCGCTTGGTTGCCAAACCTTGAATTGCGTCAAATTAGTCCGTTATTTGACCCAGCTACAGGCACTTTAACCGTAAGTATTACCTATGGACTGCCCAACGGAGAGGCAGATAGTGTTACAATTAATACTGGAATATTCAACCGTTCTGGTGACTTGCTTCAGGAGATTAACTAATGGCTACTAACGTTAGCGTTACTAAAAACTATATTCCGCAAATTGACTACGTCTCACGTGACTATACAGCAATTTTAACGGACTTAACTGCTATTGCTAAGCAATTCAACCCTACCTGGGCTGTTAGCGATCCGACCGACATTGGCGTAGCCCTTCTTGAAACCTTTGCTTACCTTGGTGACATTCTTAGCTTTTACACTGACCGTATGGCTTCTGAAGGGTTTTTAGGTACCGCTAGCCAGCGTGCTAGCGTTCTGCAAATAGCTAACATGCTTGGCTATACTCCTACCCCAAGCAGCGCAGCTACAGTATCTTTATCCATTAAAAACAATAACGCTAGCGGAACTTTAACAATTCCAGCTGGTACTCAAGTTGCTTCTACAACTAATGTTAATGGGCAAAGCACTCAAGTAGTATTTGAGCTTGACTCTGATGTGTCTGTAGCATTTGGTGTTACGGTCAATACAACCGCTACTCAAGGTATCACAACTACTGACGAATCACTTGGAACCTCTAATGGAACACCAAGTCAAGTATTTAAAATTTCTCAAGCCGGTGTTGTAATTAACAGCACTGGAAGCAACATTACCGTAAAAGTTGGTGGTGTTCCATATACATACAGCTCTGCTCTTGTAGACAATAACCCTTACGATTCATCCTTTACAACAAACATGGATGCAGATGGCTATACCTATATTGTATTTGGTGACGGAGTTGGTGGTCGTATCCCACCTGCAACTTACACAATTACAGCTACCTATCGTACCGGAGTCGGCTCAGCTGGAAACATTGCTTTAGGTTCTTTAGCCCAAAAAACTCTCACTGGTAGCTACAATGTAACTGTTACTCAACTTAATGCCGGTACTGGTGGCGCAGACCTTGAGTCTACTGACTCTATTAGAGTTAATGCACCTAGGGCATTGAGAACCCTACGCCGTGCGGTATCTTTAAAAGACTACGGTTATCTGGCTCTTCAAGTATCTGGGATATCTAAAGCTAACGCAGACGCATCTGTTTGGTCTAACGTTAATTTATACATTGCACCTTTTAGTAGCAGTGCCATAAATACTTATGGTCCATTTACTAATATTACTGCTGTAGCTGAAACGGCTAGCGATAGCACTGCTGGTACCGGATATCTTACTTATACTGTTGCAACTACAAGCCTTGTTACCAATCAAAGTTATGTAACAGTTACAGGATGTACCTGGGTTACTTATGATATAGTCACCCCTACCATGGTTACATATGCAGACAATACAAAATTTACTGTAGCTAAACCTTCTGGAATTACTACGCTTCCTAATAAAGCAGCAATTGCTGCTGGCCCTAATGCTGTAGTTACTGCTACTGGTAGTAACACCAGTGCTTTTACCACACTTAAAACAGATGTAGTTAATTATTTTACAGATAAAGTTGCACCTAACGTTAGCTTATCTGTATTGCCTCCTACATATGTTCCTGTTAACCTTAATATGACTTTGCATGTGCTTCCACAATACAGTCAAGCATCGGTGGTAACTCAGGTTCAAAATGCTTTATCTAGTTTAGTTTCTTACAATAACTCATTCTTTGCCGATAGGGTTCCGCCACATTTTGTTTTAAATTCTATTACAAATATTGACGGTGTTGATTATGCCACTGTTGAGCATTTACGTAAAAACTCTAATGAACAACGCTATTGGGTTTATTACTATACTCGTACTGCTGGTACTGCCACATTATTTTTTCCAAATAACCACAACATTACCGCTGGACAAATAATAACAGTTTCTGGCGTAGCTACTTTTGACGGCACATACGCTGTAAACTCTGTTACTACTAACTCAGTAACAATTACAGTACCTGCGGGTACAGCAACACCTACGGGTGTCACATCATCAGCTGTGACGGTTCCTGGAGCTTACACCATTCCTATTGCAACTCCAGCTGCTAAAGGAATTGTTGCAGGTATGTATGTTACTGGAACTAACTTACCTACTGAATCGTATAACCCAGCTATAGTTACATTAGTAAGTGCAGCCTCAATTACTATTTCAGTAATTATTGGTTCTGTTACAGCAAGCGGTACAGCCCTTTCGTTTAGCTGGCCGCCTAGCACATACTTAAACTTAGCTTCTGTAACAGCGGTAGATTCAACTACTTTAAATGGAGTTGTTACATCTGGAATTGTTTGTGCCGCTAATGAAATTCCTATTAAAGGTACATTCACTATTGCCGCTACTGGCGGACTTCAATAAAGGAGAATAAATAAATGGCAACTTATCCAGCTTCGTTAAAAACCTATACTAATAAAGTAGATGGTGTTGACACAGTATTAGCTGCTGATATGAACAGCGTTCAAGGAGAAATCCAGGCAATTGAAGGCGAGCTCGGTACTACTCCAAGGACTTCTATAATTGCAACTGGTGGTACGTATAACGCATCCGGAACAAACACTACTGTAGCAGCTAGATTAAATAACTTAGAAGCCGGACTTACAGGTGATGGTACTAACGGTACACGTGTCGGATATACACAACTTGCTACTGGTTCTCTAGCTAGCACCTCAACTTCAGTTTCAATCACTACTACGGGATATAATAAAGTAGTTGTAATTATTTATTTCCAAAACATGACTTCTGGAAGCAAAGTTGATATGAACGTTAATAGCTCTACTTTACAAAAATTTGGTAGGTTTAACTATGCCGCTTCTCCAACTGTTGTAGGAGATAATGCTGCTACTACTGGTCTTCCAATAACTAATAATGCTGCCCCTGCTAGCGGTGACGCATTGCAAGCAGAAATTTATAACGCATCCGCATCAGGTACTAAACCAATTAACTGGACAAACGCACTTGGTTGGGGAGCTGGTTCATATATTTCTGGTGGAACAATTACTGGAGCAATTACAAACATTACTTTTTCTCACGCCACTGCTCCTACTACATCGACATATTATATCTACGGCGTTAAGTAATAGGTAAATAATGACAACTTATGGTTCTAAAGTATATGGGGTTTTTAGGTATGGTATTGGAGCCACTACCGATATAAGCGCATACCCGTTTACTACACAGTCTTTAGACTATGGAACTATTAAACTGTCTTGGGTGTATCCAAATAATACAAGCACTTTTCCTGTATCTGGAACAACGTTTTTAATAGTAAGAAGCGCAGTTGGTTTTCCTATTACGCCTGATGGTGGAAATGTAATTTATAAAGCTACTACATCTGAATTATCAAGCCTTTTAGGAACTACTGGTACGCTTACAGATACAGGTTCTTTTTACGATCCTATTACCGGCTCTGCAACTAC